GCCAAAAACCCGAGCATCGCCATAAACCTGAGCATCGCCAGAAACCCGAGCCTTGCCAGAAACCTGAGCATCGCCAGAAACCCAAGCATCGCCAGAAACCCGAGCCTTGCCATAAACCTGAGCATTGCCATAAACCTGAGCATTGCCATAAACCTGAGCATTGCCATAAACCTGAGCATTGCCATAAACCCAAGCATCGCCAGAAACCCAAGCATCGCCAGAAAGGTTTTCTTCTTTTTCTATGAATCCCCCTTTTTCTCCAGTTTTTACATACTTAGAGTCTATTGTTGCCTCTATTCTAAATAGCTTTACGCTGAATGAGTTTATTACAAATTCTGATGTTAGTTTAAAATGTTTCATTTTGTTTAATTGTTTAAATTCTATTATGTTTTTGTACCGAGTCAATTTTACTTAAAAAGTAGTTTGCTTTGTGGATTCCATTTACAACAACCTTATGTGATGTAATTTCATGGTCTTGGCCGTAGTCAGGATTCCCAACATTACTTAGCTTTACTTTCATTATTTTTTTGGTATTAGATTTGCTTTTCCCCAATGCAATCTGTTTGTCCCGGCTAGTCTTGAATTTATTTTTTCAATAATCTCTTCATAGCTTTCTCTTACATAAAAGCCACCATTATTATTCCACCCAACCACATAAGCATTGCCATTTTGGCCATTGCTACTATCGGCTACCCTTTGCAGAAGATTGATGTTCCCAATAAATTTAGTTCCATCACTTGTTGTTAATTCGATAAAATTCATTTCTTTTTTTGTTTAATAGTTATTTCATATTCATACCCAACGTTTTCACAAACCTTTTTAAAAAGGTTTAAGCCTACTACAATAATTCCCTTTTCAATATTGGAAACCTTTTGATTTGTTCCCAAGCCACTTAAATCCGCAAATTCTTTCTGTCTCATTTTCTTTTCTTTTCTCATTCTTTTAATGAGGACTGATAATTCGTTCATTGTTTTAATTGTTTAATTGTTTAAATTTTTGTAATTCGTTAAAGTCTATTAATTGGTACCCATCGAATAGCCGACTGTTTAATGTTTAAAATCTGTTAATAATTTATTATGTATTGCAACATCTTTGTTAACTATGAATCTATAAACCCATTGGGCATCTGAAAACTCGTTTCTAAATTCTACGTTTTTGCTTTTTAGATATTCTGCCATTTTATTGTGAACCTGTGCAAGTGATTTTGCACTCATAAAGAAGCAGAATGTTCCAATTCCATAAAGAGTAGTATAAAAGACCCAATTTTCAACTCTGTCATCATTTTTTATTTTTTCATAAATCTGTTCTTTAGTCTTTTTCCCAAGCATTCCATTCTCGGTAACGCACATTGTTTTTGTTTCGTATTTGGATATGTATTGATTTAAAAAGGACTTCAAAATACTATCTTCACCTTTTGGAGATTTGAAGTCGTAGTCGATTGAACCTCCATTTACTCGTATTCCATAAACCATATTTGGAAAGATAACATCTGTCTTTTCGTATTTGGCTTCATACCATTTGCCAGGAACTGTTTGTTCGTACACTTCAATACGATTACCAAATAAATCCCAAATCATTTTTTTAATGTTTTCCATTTTTTTGTTTAATGTTTGTGTCGGGAATTGCACCCGACGTTTGTTTAGTTAATCCAAGTTTTATCACATCGTTGTGATTGATAAACATACATCCCAGCGAGACGATATTCTTTAATTAATCGACTTTTTTCGGCACGAAAGTCTTGAAATTTCGGAAAGTCTTTGGAGTCTATTTCATCAACAGTTTCAACTCCATATACTGATTTAATATTTAAGTATTTTTTCATTTTATTAATTATTTAAATTTTTACCCAATCAAATGAATACTTGTTTGGGCTTGATATAAATATTCCATCTTCATTTTCCATTTGAACCGACCACCCTTCGTATTTTATAGCCCAATGCACTGATTGACTTTGGTGGTTTAGAATGTACTTAAATATACAAATGTCTGATTCTTGGTTCTCAAATCTTTTTTGTTCCACTTTATTGTGAAAAATCGTGAATGTTGTCATTTTATTTATTTTTTAATGTTTCTGAAAATATTAAATAGTGATACAGTACCATGCTTTTTTCTGAATCAAAAGACTTGTTTTCTGGATTTATTCCTAGGTCATTTAAGTAACAAGTTATATCATAATTCGAGTAATGGAATCTAAAAGGCAATCCTGATAAGTACCAACTAAAACGTTCTTGTTAGGTCTTTTTTCTAAGATAACCGTCTCCTTCCGTTACTCTTTTAAATTCACTATACAAGTGATTACAAGCGTCTTTTAATGTAGAAAATTCGTTTTCCTCATAATCGTAAACACATTCTAAAATATGTTTTTTGATTAAATCTCTTACTACTTTTGAGTTCGTTCTCATTTTGTTTAATGTTTAAATTGTTACTAATAACATAGCAGCCAACACAGCTACTATAAATACATAAATCGGGATCCAATTTAACTCCTCCCGAAATTTGGAGTTTTGTTTTTTGGTTCTTAGGTAGTTCATAATTTTAATAGTTTACATATTTTGATTGAAATTCCACATCATTAAGACACATGACTATTACCAATCTGTCTATTTTTTGGTTAGGGTAACAGTTGAAGTGTTTCTTATCATCTGCTAATAATAAAACATCATCAGATAATACATTTTCTCTTAATATGTAGCTTTGCATTATTGTAGCATTTTAAAATTTCTTTCATCATCGTGAAAAATTGCTACAAGAACAGCCCGTGTCTTGTCTGTATCGTTTCCGATATATTCACCTCGAAAGGTGACTTTGTAGTCTTGGACGGTATTACCCATCCAACAAAGGCTAAGTTCATAGCCTTGTTCTTTTAGATATTTCATTGTAGACCTATCTACTGCTGAAATTGGTTCAAATATTGTTTCCATTATTTTATCCTTCATGTTGTTTAATAAATCTATTTTCAATTTCTTTAATTTGCAAGTATTGGATTATTTCGTTTAATCCAAAGAGTCGGAACGTTCCATTTAACCTACGCAATTCATTGTTTACATCACTTGCATTTTCTAATTTATCTCCTTTCATTAAATCAAGGTCAAAATAGGTATAAATATAGACTTTTTGCTCATTCCATGATAAAGACAATTCAAGTGTTATTTTATCTTTAATGAAAATTGTACTTTCGTTATACGTTACATTTCTATCTCCAAAAAGAACTTTTGCAGCTCTTAAAACTGCGTCATAGGCTTTACAGTCGAATATGTTTTCCGCATCTCGCATTAAGGTTTCAAGATGGAAGTCGTAGTTTGATGCTATTGTCATTTTAGTGTATAATTAAAGATTTGATTAAATAAACCTTCTGCATAGTACTTTTTAATTTCTGCATTGTCTTAATGTTTAATGTTTATCAAAAGGTACTTAATTAAAGAACTATGCTATTGCTATGTTTTGCCGTTGTTCCCTTTTGTTGAAACAAAGATATGCACAATAATAAATACCTTGCAAATATAAATTAAAAAAAGATTATAAATATTAGAAAGTTTATATGAATTTCTAGGAATAGTACAAAAAAGATAAAAATAATTGAAAAAAGATTAAAAAATTGGGTAAAAAAGATAGATAATAAGAATACTAGCAATAATAATAGAATAGAACAAAAAAGAATAGAATTGTAATAGATTGAATAGAATTGAATGAAATAGAATAGAATTAAAGATAATTGAATTGAGGAAGGGAATTAGAATGATTAAGAATAAAGATAAAGGAGATTATTAGTATATATGAACAGGTATAAGATTTAGTCTTGTCTAAAAATATTATTAGTCTTATCTAATTCCAAAGTTAGAGTCATCTAACAATTAACCTTAAAATATATATGTATGTGCACATACACGCGAATAACGATTAGTAATTACAATTACAAATAAAATAACAAAAACTTTTTAAAATAATAATAATAGATTACTCTACTAAAATGATAGACTATTACTACTCTATTAAATTGATAGACTAGTAGTAAAACTAACAAAGATGATAGTATTACTATTACAGAATTTTCCCATGCGAAAAAGAAATGAATAAAAAAAACAATATCATAAAAAAGATTAAAAAAAAATAATAATAATAATTGTAATAATAATAATTAGATAAGCGACTAAATATATAATTAGATAAGTGACTAAATATCTAATTGAAAACGAAAAGTGAAAAGTAAAATTGAGAGGGACGAGGTGAAATTATTGTGGAACCCGATGACAGGGATGGTGGTGATCGTATATATATAACCTCGCTATCTCATCCTTCTAGCTCTTTTTTTTCAATAGTTTTTCTTTTAATCATCTCTTTTTCAATGCTTTACATTTCTATCTACCTCATGCTTCCAGATACTTTTTTCTCTTAACTCTTTTTCTTTCAACTATTTACATTCATCCTTTCAGGCGTTAAAATCTAGCAATTAATTATTTGTATTTATTTTCTTTTTTCTTCAATACATCAAAAACTAGCTATTGAATGACTATCACTTTTTTTAGTAAATTAAATTATTTTTCTTTTTCACAACCCTTTTTTCTTCGTTCTTTTTTCAAAACTACTCAACAACTATCTAACAGTTTTTTAATTTTCATTGAGATTTTTTTTAAACTAACATCTTTATTTTGGAACTACCTTCCTTAACTACCTTCCTTAACTATCATCTTTATTTTTTTCAAGTTTTATTTTTTTTATTGTTATTAGTTTGTGATATGGTATAAAATTAACTAAAACAGACAAATACACTTTGTGTTATTGCGGTAATTTTGATACCCCTGTTTTTAATAGTCTTTTTAAGGTGTTTTTAAGTGGCGTGGTAGCGTTATTTGTTAGTGGCTTTAGATTGTATCGTTCTGTATTTTAAATTGATTGTAGCGAAGTATTTAAAAATATGATAAAGTGTGACAAGTAAATATGAAGTGGTTTGGAAGTGGTAAATAAATAGTAAAGGATTATGGGAAAAGAAGGGTAGTAGAATTTGTCAATTTTTGATAAAATAATTAGTTTTTAACAATAATAAGATTTGGTGTGGGTAGGAAGTGTATTGGGTTTCAACGGTAAGAATTTCTTTTTTTATGAAGTAGAGGGCGTTTCAACGGTAAAAACACTTTATTTACGGTTTTTTTATGTTTTGTTTTATCTTTGTTTTTGGCTAAAAACGATGCGGTAGACACATTCAGTGATGTTTTTTTTATTGTTTTGAATATTTTTCAAAAGGGCTATATAGTATTACTTAATAGCCTTTTTGAATTATTAAAAAATGGGGGTTAATTAACTTACTAACAGACAGTTGTGAGAAAAGCCAAAAAGAAAAAAACCGTAAATATAGAATTAGGATAAAAATAATTACTATTTTATTAGATAATATCTATTTTATTAGTACCTTTGTGAAATAAAACGGAAATAATAGTATGGGTATTCGTAAGAAGAAGGGTTTCACTGATGACGAGTTGCGAAAGTATTCTAATGCTTTAAATAATCCGTTCTTGAGTGACTTTACTATTAAAGCCAAATCTTTTGATGTTATAGGCCAAGAAACTCGTGTAGGAGATGGAGATGATTCTTTTATTATGTCTGATACTGCTTTGTATGAGTCTGATTCTTTTGTTAAAGTTTATTGCAGTCCTGACAGAAGATTACACCTGGCGATGTTGAGTCCTAGAGGTCATCACTTATTGAATTGGATTGGACAGAAGATTGAACATGGTGTAGATTTGATTTGGATTAACCGTCATGCGTATATGGAAGAGTCGGGAATAAAGAGGTCGGAGACATATATCAGTGCTGTTGCTGATTTGGTTGAACACAAGATATTGAATAGGGCATCCTTTAGTGTTGATGTGTACTGGATTAACCCCTTCTTCTTTTTTAAGGGTAACCGATTGAAAAAATACGCTACACATTTAAAGAAAGAAGATATTAAGGGATTTAAAACAGTTAAGAAATGAACTACGAAAAACTATTCAACGCCAACACCCACCTCCTAGAAGAACCAGAAGTTCAAGAACTTTTAAAGGTGTGCTACTATTTGTATAAGAGGTGTGAATTGGCAGAAAAGATTATAGAGGAATGTCCTTGCGACCCCGATATAACAAAGGGGCAAGTAGAGGCTTGGAGAAAGTATGAAGAGTTTATGGAAGAAAACAATTTAAATAATATAATATGAAAGATAGCCATAATTCATTCCTTGTCAGATGCCAAATAGTAGTCGCAAAGCACGAGAATAAAAAAGACGCTCGTGTTGAATTGGGAAAAAGATGGAGAGAATTAATCAATAGAACCAAAGACCCTTGGCACACAATAGATAGAATAGCAATGGTTCATACTTTACGAGAAATAGATGCAATTAGAGCTTGCTTTTTTAGGTATAAAAACACAGGAGAATTTTTTGAAGATAATAATTTAAACAAATAATAAAAACAATGGAAAAAGAAGTAGAATTTCAAGGATTCCCGAAAGTTGCTCGACTGAATAGGAAAGTAATTATTACAGAAAAAATTGATGGTACGATGCAGGAGATTGCTGATAAGATGGGAATTGATGTAAATGATTTAAAGATAAAGAAATGAAACAAAGCATTGTGATAAAAAAAGAAGATAGGAATTTGTTTGGAATATTAATCAGAAAAGAAAAAGAAACTGGATTCTTAAACTTATCTGATTTGAGAGAAGCCTATACTCAAGCAAGGGGTGAAAATGGATGGGTAGAAAAAAATATAGGAAGAATTCTTTTGAGTATGAGTTTTAGAAGTTGGTTTGAAGGGACTTTTGGAGTTCACATGCCACCAAACATAGGTTCAGCTTATTTAAAAGAAAATGGGTTCCAGATTACAACAGGAGCAAGAAGTACTAAATGCGTATGGGTTCACGAAGAAATTTTTAATTATGTTGAAGATAGGTTGTTTAATAACAAAGAAACAATTGTGCCATTTGGTTTTGAAAATAGATGTACAGAGCTATTTTCTATTGTATTTTCTGGAATCACCCCTTTCATAGCACAATACAAAGTATTAAATTATAGGGTTGATTATTATTTCGAAAGTCTAAATCTATGTGTTGAGTTTGATGAATCTTATCACGAGTCTAAGTTTATGAAAAGTGCTGATATTGACCGACAATGTCTTATAGAAAAAGAATTAAGTTGTAAGTTTGTTAGAGGAAGGATTGGAGAAGAGTTTTTATTAATTAATAATATACTCAAATTTAAGGAAGAAACACCGGCACTAAAGAAGAGTTGAAAAAACTTTCAACTCTTGAAGAAAATATGTCTTTTGCTATTGACATGGGATATATTACATCTTTTGATATGTTAATTAAAGAAATAAACAAATTGAAATAACGATATGTGAAACCCATCCCACAACAAATAGAAGAACTTGAATCACTAATACTAGAACACAGTGCCAAGAAATCGACACACACGAATTTAGAAGCCTTTTTTTTAAGGCATTTGGAAAGAGAGTTAGAAAAATTAAAACAGAAAATTAAATAAAATAATGGAAAAAAGATACAGGTTATTAAAAGACACTCCAATATCAAAAGCTGGGGCATTGTTTTTAAAAGAAAAAATAGGTGACTATTATTGTCACAAGAATAGAAAAGTACAACATATTGATTCTTACAAAGAAGATGTAGTAGAGAATAGTCCAGAATGGTTTGAAAAGGTAGAAGTAGATTTGTGTGAAGGAACGTATTATATCCCAAGTATTGAAGAGTTTCATGTCGGGTTTGAATATGAAATATTTTTAGAGATAACAAAACCAAAGTGGATTCCTGTCAAAGCCTATATTGGAGATAATTATTTTAGATTTAAAGAATATATAGATAAAGAAAGTGTTAGGGTTAAATATCTTGATAAAAATGACATTTTAGAACTTGGATTTATGGATATATCAGAAGTCCCACGGGTTAACACCTCTAGTTATTTTTCTTCTAAAGATATGAAAACTTTGATTTTTTGTGAATATAAAACACATTTTTGCTCTATAGAAAAATCCGTTATTGGACAAGATACAGAAACGGTATTCTCTGGTACGATAAAAAATAAGTCAGAACTAAAAAGAATATTAAATCAAATTGACTACGAATGAGGCCAACAAGAGAAGAGTTTGAAAAGAAACTCCTGTACAAGACCAACGACCAATTAAAGAAGATGTCTGACAGAATGTACGAAGATTTTTGTAAGATATTTGATATTGAAGAAAGCCCTACGGTGAAGATACGTAAGTCACGTACTGCAATGAATGATTTTAGAAGTTTATTTAAAGAATTAAGAAGAAGAATACCAACAGCCTAATAAACTGTTATAACAGTTATTTTATGACAAAAGATAATTTAAAAAATAAAATTACAAATAGTACAAACATAGCTTTGTGTCCCATTTTAGGTCAAACCTACTTTTACTTTAATGACGGCAAAGTTAGAAAGAGTAGAAGAGAAGAAGTCGTGATTACTGATGTAATCCCTTTTGATAAAATTGATAATGAAACATTAGAGGTGTGGAAAGGCGAAATAGAAAGATGCGATTGGGGACTTTACGACCCCACAACAGATTTTTTTGTAAAAGGAGTTTTAGGTAAAGATAGGCGTGAACTAATTTTCTCTAGGTCAAAAGGAGGTTGGTTTAGCTTTGGAAATTATTTTTGGGATGGTCGTTTATGTATTGATGGTTCACTTAATGCTAGTTTAGGTGGGCGTAACGCTGTATTAAGCAATAATTGAAGTAGTATAAAGATAAATATTTTAAACAAAGTAATATGACCGCAACAGGAGCATATATTTTAGTGTCAACAGAAGGACAGTACGTAGACACAATCACTCACAAAAGCCTTACCCTTCACATGGTAACTGGCTACAACCCTACTCAAAATATCCGCTACAGTGGAGTAGTTACATCACTACCCATTATTCAGCCTTTTGATGAAACTGTAGAAGATGGCAAGAAAGTACAGTACAAGATTGACCCAATTATTAAAGAAGGAGACATAGCCTACTTTAGATACGTAAACAATGACGGTGACGTTAACATCATTGACAATGGCAAAAGGGTTGTCAGAGTACCGTACAGAGATGTTATCTGCATAGTCAGAGAAGGACAAATTATACCCGTAGGCGAATGGATGTTAGGAGAAAAGGTAATGGAACAGAAACATTCGATTAGGGGTTTAGAAGTAGATTTTAATAACAAGTATTACGAAGATAGGGCTATTGTGAAATATTTCAGTAATTTTGTAGACCAAGAACCCATTGTTTCGGTAGGAGATACAGTTCAAGGAAATAGTATTAATTTTGAAAATGAGATAGAAGGACAGTTTTTCTATTGCTTTAGACCCTTTCAATTAAATGCCGTGTTGTAAATTTTAAATTATTAATATTATGCCAACAGAATTTAAAGTTGCATTTGCAAATGCTCGAAAACAAGGATTAAAGACATTTAATCATGAAGGAAAACCTTATAGTACAAAATATAGAGAAGAAAAAGTTATTGATGATATTTTAACAGAATATCCAGCAATGGGAAGAGTATATAATCAAAATAACACAAAAATATCAATTGCTGATGCTAAAAGGCAAGAGCTAAACAAAAAAATTGGTGGAGGCGGAGGAATAGAGCATTGGTTTCCAGACGATCCAGGGCCCAAAGATTTTCCGCATCCTAGTTTAGGTAAATATAATTTAGAATTTTTCGACCAAGAGTTATTTGAAGATACTCCTACAATGAAAAATGCGGCATATCTTGATATGTTACATGGGATGAAAGCGGATGATGGATTCAAGAAATTAAGAGATGAATTTAATAAAAACTGGAAACCAGAAGAACTTGAATTCGTTAAGAAAAAATATTTGTCGGGGGCAAATAAAGGAGAGTCATTTGCTTCTTATGTTGACAGAACAGCAGTTGATGGATATTTAAGAGGCGGGCTTAATCCAATGAATGACATATCTCTACAAGAAGGAAAATATGTCGATGAATATGCACAATTATATAGAGGACATATAAAAGAAAATGGGAAAACCATTGACCCATATTCTAAATCCCAAAGAGAAGTGATTAAAAAGATGCAAGAGTATTTAAAAAAGAAATAATGCAACAGTGTTAGCACATGGATAAAATAAAGAACAACGGCTTGATGCTGTTAGATATTGATGATGGCGACCCGTCAAAACTCCTTATAATAGCTTCTATTTACAGAGAGTTTAACAAAAGTATGTCCAAGTCAAACAAATCCATAAATAGAAACGACAACTCAATGCTGATTTATACGGCATTAATGTATGACAAGAACAGCCCTATAAAAAAAGAACCAATAGATGAAAGAAAGAAGTTAGCACTATCCACAGCAGGGTTTAAAAGCTCTAAAGGGATGGAAGATGCAGTAGGATTAAAGGACGATAGAGCAATTGCTATCGTCCACTACTATGTTAAGTACCAATCAGATAGAAATTGGGCTGCATACGTAGCACTAGAGCAGAATTTCTGGGCCAATAACTTAAAGATATTCTCCGGTGGTGGAGACGCAAAAGAGCAAGAAACCGTTAACAAATTGTCGGCAGCTAACACTACTGTTATTATGCCACAACTCGACAAATTAGAAAATCAGATATTCGGAGACAATACAGAAAAATCCAAACAGATAATAAACTTTTGCTTAGAAGACTTTGTAGAAGCAATAGAACTAGCGAAGAAAAATGTATAAAGACATTGGAGGTGATAAATTAGATATTCAAGGGTTAATAGTAAATCTACCCCCAGAAGGCTACGTATTCAACCAATTCACAGGGCAAGTAGAACATAGGGGCGTTTTCTCTCGTTCCGACAAGATAAAAGAGCAGTGCTGGGAGATACCTAAGAAACCGCATAACGTTAAAAGAAGACTCGATGACGAACACACAAGAAGAAAGGTAGACCCCGACTTCTTTGACAGAGACTTACAGATTTACAGAGAAAGGGAGTGGGATAGAACAACGAATGGTTTTTGGTTTTATCTCAAAGGCAAAGCAATCTACCTTACAGGACAACACTATTTCTTCTTATGTCACTGGAGCATTAAAGGATTGTCCCCCGACTTTAGAACCACAGACGTAGAGTGGCATTACTTCTGGGAGTACTGTTGGAATGACCCTAAATCCTACGGTATGCTTGAGATTACTCAAAGGCAACAAGGCAAATCAGTAAGGGCAGGGTGTACAATATGGTACAGAACTTCAAGGGCAAAAGAAGCTAAAAGCGGAATACAAAGCAAAGCAGATATTGATGCTAAAAGACTTTTTTCTTTCCAGGTAGTAAACCCTATGAAGAAATTAGAAAGAATTTTTAAGCCCGTAATGGACACTACTCTAGGAAGTACTCCCAAGAATAAAATTTCTTTCAATAAGACTTCTAGTCGTTCATCAGAAGACAATATAGACAACTACGACATAAAAGAATTAGTATCAGAAATAGATTACCGGTCTTCCGCAGAAGGAGCCTATGACGGAGAAACACTTTTACTTAAAGTTGATGATGAATGTGGAAAGGTAGAACACGCTTCCGCTTACGATAGACACTACATAGTAAAACCAGCCCTATTTAGGAATGGAAAGATAGCAGGAAAGGTACTTGCAACCACTACTGTAGAAGATATTGGAGATTTTGACAGTTATGATGAAGGAAACTTTCAGAAATTGTGGGATGAATCAGATCACTTAACCAAAGACCCACGTATCAATGAAACAAAGTCCGGAATGTACCGTTATTTCCTTAGTGCTGAACGTGCTTATAGCTATAACGAGTATGGAGAACCAAATATAGAAGAAAATAGAATCACCTTAGAGAATTGGAGAGAATCATTTGGAACAGACACTAATTCAAGAGTTTCTTTTATCCGTAAATACCCTTTAAATGTAGAAGAAGCATTCTGGACACCATCAGATGAAGGTATTTATGACCAAATAGCCATTGAAAATGCTAAATCTGCTCTAATGTCCTTGAGTAAGGAAGACCTTTTAATAAGAGGAAACTTTGTTTGGAAGAATAATGTAAGGCTTAGTGGTGTTGACTTTGTAGAATCTAAGGATGGAAGGTTTTGGATTAATAAAAAATTTGATGTAGTAGCAGAGTGTAAGTTAGAAAACACTACTAAGGATATGTGGGGGAACGTAATTCCTAAGAACGCCTTAAAAAGAGTGATAGGAGTTGACCCATTTGACCATAAGATGGTAAAGAAGGGATATACGGGTTCAAATGCAGCCGCTTACCTATACTTTAAGTACGAACCACGCAATCCACTATCAGAAACTTTTATTGCCGAATACTTAATGCGGCCAGAAGACCTTGACGAGTTCCATGAAGACATTTCAAAACTCGCATTTATGTCTGGAGCAGAAATTTTAGTAGAGAATAACAAGCAATTGCTAATTAATTACTTAAATAGTTCTGGAATGTCCAAATTTGTTGCTAGTTTTGACGGGCATACGGATGGAGTCCCTGCTTCAACTAAAAATAAACAGTCCGCAGCCGACTCTACAAGCATTTATATACGTGATAATATACAGAAAGTTCCATTTATGAAACTTTTATTGGATTGGAATAAGTTTAATTTAAAAAATTCTACTAAATTTGATGCAGCAATGGCAGCAGGATGGGCGTTACTTGGTTCATTTGTAGAGAGAACCGAAGGAACAACTAGACAAGAGCAGCCAAAACAAGTTGTTTATAACGCAGAAAGTTTTTACTAAAATGATAGACAAAAACACTTCTTTCCCATCCCCACTAGACCCAAACAGAGGTAGCAAAACTTGGATTCAAAGCTATATCAAGGCTTGTTGGTCTGATTGGAACAGTATGAATACCCAATCTTTCTACAACGGAAGAGATAGATACAGCAATATTCGAAGGTACATGACTGGTAGACAGGACATGGCTAAATACTTTAATCTACTAGATATTGATTCGGCCAATGCAGATAAGTCATGGTTAAAAGCAGTTAAAGAGCCTTTGCCTATTGTGTCTAAGTATGCAAGGATGACTAAGACCACACTACTCAAGAACTCTTACGGCATCAACCTAACTGCAATAGATCCAATCTCAATAGAAGAAAAGAATAAGTACTACGCAAGAAATTTGTCCAAGATAGAACTTAGGAAAACCCTTGTGGAGAATGATATGCCGGAAGACCTTGTTGAAGCACCCGACCAAGGGTTTAAGACTCAAAAGCAACTAGACATATACATGAAGTATGGCTATAAGTCTGCTTATGAGATTAAGGCCGAGCAAATCTTAGCTATAATTATGAACAACTGTGGGCATGATGCTATAAGGCAAATGAACATAGAGCAACTTCACGATTACGGCTTCATTGGATATAAGGACTATGTAGATATTAATGGAGATATAAAAGAACGCTTTGTTGATGTAAGAGATTTTATTGTTTCCCGTTGTAGGTTTTCTGATTTTAGAGACTCTTTCTATCGTGGCGAAGTATTAGACTATACCATAGGAGACTTAAAACAATTAGATATAAAGAAAGAGATTCGGGAAGAACAATACGTAGAACTATTTAAAAAGAGAGGAAGCACTTACTCTTATGAAAGTTTCGATAAGAGTCACGTTGATCCAAAGGACTACGAAAACGAAAGAGTAAAGGTATTGGATATAGAGTTTGACGGAGAAGATTCTTACGTAGTACAGTTTGGAAAAGACAAGTTAGGAAACGAGGTAAAGACCAAGAGGGTGAAAAGTGTCAATTATATAGAAAAGGGTTCTGACTATAAGACTACTGACTATCCAGTTAAGTACACTGCAAAGTGGGTAATAGGAACAGACATCTATTTTGGTTGTGGAATACAGACAGATATGAAAAGGGCGGCAAATAATCTAGCTGATGTTCAGTCGTGCTACCACGTATTTGCTCCGAATCTTGACAATATGGAAACCAGGGGGATGTCAGAAAACTACATTCCTATCGTTGACGTAGTGCAAATTGCCTTTATGAAGTACCAAGACGTTATCGTAAATGCTAAAAAGAAGGGTATTCTAATCGATATTACCGCTTTAGAAAACGTTCCTATCGGTAAAGGTGGACAATCACTAACGGCTATTGAACAGTATGACTTCTGGAAAAAGACGGGTAGCTTAATCTATCGCTCTATAAAAGAAGACGGTAGCTTTAGTAGGTCTGCACCTATAACCGAACTAAACAACGGCTTAGGAGATGAAGCAAGTAGATACTTTAACGAAATTCAGAACGGCATAGGCTTATTCCAACAGATAGGAGGGTTTAACGACTTGACTGATGGAAGCACGCCAGGCGAAAGAACACTTAAAGCTGTAGCCGAAAGAGCAAGTGAAAGTACTAATAATAGTATTGAGTACATGGCAAGGGCAGAAAGAACTTGTTTTGAATCTCTAGCCACCGGACTTTTACTAAGAGTACAAGATGCTGCGGAAGATGGAAGACTCGACAACTACATCAATGCAATAGGAGAAGAAAGTATAAACTTCTTTAAGTTCGGAGAAAATTATACCACTAGAGAGCTTGGAATTGAGGTAAGAGACGAACCTACGGATGCACAGTACCAAAGGTTACAAGAAAAAGTCGCTTTAGCAATTCAGAGCAACCAAATCACTATAGCGGATTCCTTTGTAGTAGAAAACGTTAAAAACTTAAAGCAAGCCGAAGCTGTACTTGCGAATAGAGTAGAAGAGAATGCAGAAGAACAACAAAAAAGAACTATTCAGAATCAAGAGATGGCTATGCGCTCACAGATTGAATCTGCAAAAGCAGCTACAGAGTCAAAGATGCAAGAGCTTCAAGCCAAACATTCGTTGGATGTGGAGTTTAAGAAGATTAGCACAGAAGCAGAACTGACTATAATTAGAGAAAAGTACGGATTTGAAGTGTACATGAAGGAAATAGAAGTAACCGGAAGAGTAGATGGAAATAAGCTACAAGCAGATGCTAAGATATATAGTTCTGATAGGTCAGCACAGTCAGTAGCACAAAAAACGGCTGTAGAAACCCAAAGTGACGTAATTAAAGAGGGGATTAAGGCAGAAACAGATAAAAAAGAGTAGTTTTTTTGCTTGAATAGCAAAATATACATAAGTTTGCAACAAATATACAAAATATATGGCAGAAGTTATTGAACAAGTAAGTACAGACGATGCTTTATTAAAGGCGGTCTTTGAAAATAACGACCTTGTCGAAAGGGTTGGAGAAGAAGAAGATACTCAAGAAGAAGTTATCGAACCAAAGACAGAAGAAAACATAGTAGAAGATGTAAAAAAAAATGTAGAGGAAGTTGTATCGGATGTAGAGGAAGAAGAGATAGAGGACAGGTTTACAATTGAGAAAAAGCCAGAAGAAGAAGTTGTAGTTGAAAAGAAGGAGCCTATACTAGAAACTAAGAAAACTTCCATTCCTTTCAAGAACGATACACAAAAGATTTTATACAATTACCTTAGCGAAAACGAGGGTGGTTTTCAAGAGATTAGTGGTATCTTAGGAAAGTCTTACGAGAAACTAAGCCCACTAGAACTTATAGAATTTGACATACGTGCTAATCCTGATAACCAAGGAGCATCGGAAGGGTTGATAAAAAAGAAACTTAGCAAAATAGTTAGGGAATTAGAAGACAGTTATGACTTAGAAGACCCCGATGATAGTAAGTTGTACGAAGAAGAATTGGTGTTAAAGGCATCAAAGATCAAGTCCAATCTCGAAAGAAAGAGGACAGAAATAATAGAGAAATATTCTAGTGACGTAGAAATAGAATATCAGCAAGAAGCTGCACCACAAATGAGCGAAGAAGACATGATTGCAGAGAAAGAGTCTCTAATATCTCGTGCTGAAAGTGATTTTGCGGAGGTACTTAAAGATTTGAAAGTATCTATACAAGACAAAGATGGGCCTATTTTTGTTCCAATAGATAACATGAAGTCGATTGCTGAATCAGTTGTTGACCCCGTTGGGTTTATCAAGAAATTATTCTTGGATAAAAATGGTGAGTTTATGTATGAAGCGTATGCCAAGTGGGCGAATTACGCAATCAATCCACAATCTCATGATAACATCCTAATAAAGAAAGGTATCGCCATAGGGAAGAAGCAAGTGGTTGGAGGCTTTAAGAATACGAGTTCTCCTGCGTCAAGAAATACCTCGTTAGGTGGAGGTTCGGTGAATAAAGACACTGGATTACCCGAAGACTTAACAGGCTTTGCGACTGCCTTGTTGGGTAGTTGAGATTTATTAAATTTTTAATTTTAGAAAAAAGAAATGGCAAATACTAATGTAACGATAAACGGAATAGCCACTCTAGCTAGTGGTTTTGCTCAAAGACAAGTCTTAGCTAAGTACGTAGATGCTTACAGAGACGAAATGGGCTACTTTGATTGGATGGATATGATGTCTGGTGGAGAAGAGATTACAGGAGTTCCTGTTTTTGACCACCTTGAGGAAGATACAGTGCAGTCGATAGCAACTACTGTAGGTACTACTACCTTAGGAACTGGAAATGCAAATAAAACTATCGTGTTCTTGGGAACTGCTGCTGTTCCAAGGGTAAGAGAGACAATCTTGTTTCCAAACGGTGTAACTGGTTTTGTGTGGTCTGTTACTGCTAATAGTTCAAACTGGGATGTAGTGGTTAAGCCAATTGGTAGCACAAACATTCCTGCGACTACTGATGCAATGTCTTTGATTATCTTATCAAATGCTGGTGGTGAAGGTGGTTCAAACTCTACGGATGTAAGACAACCAACTCTATTGAAGCGTCAAAACAACATCCAAATATTTGAGTCTGGAGATTCTATTACAGATATTGGAGGTGCTACTAAGGTAGAGATTGAGTACAATGGACAGTACTATATGTTGGACAAAGTATTGGCTCAACAATTATTGATTCATAGAATGCAAGTAGCTAACCAAAAGATATTTGGAGTAAAGGATAGTTTTGCTGCTGCTGATGGAAAGATGACCTACTTTACAGAGGGAATTAGAACTACTGCAAATGGCACTGGTTTTACAGGACAAACTGCTTCTTCTGGAACTTTTGACATTATTGTTGATGGTAGAGCCCTTGCGGTATTAATGGATGCAGCTCGTTGCGGAACAGAATATATGGCTTTGGCGGGTCAAACGGCTCACTTGGCAATTGACGTAAACGCAGCAACTAACGCAGCCTTTTCGGGTGGTGGAATTTCTTATGCAGCCTATAATGGTAGTAAAGATATTTCTTTAGCTTTCGGTGCAAAGTCAATAAGATTTGGTGGTTATACCTTACACATTCAAAGATTTAAGCCTTTGGAGCATAAGGGATTGACGGGTGCAGTAGGATATGAAGCATTTAAGAAAGAGATCCTTTTGCTTCCTACAGACAAGGCGATGATTAAAGGGGGTGCTTCTGTTCCTAGAATCAGAAATAGATACATGGCATTTGATGGCAAAAAATCACTAAAGTATATGGAGGTTGAGACTGGTGCATTGTCTCCTGGCAAGACCAACAATACTAGAGAGTACAGACGTGATATTTACAGCCAAGAAGGTGTTGAGATAATCGACCCTAAGAAGTTAGGTGTTTTCAAAATTCAAGCGTAACACATATTTGCCCTATCGGTTCTCGGTAGGGCATTTTTAAACAAATAACAGATGAACGATTTTAAGCAATTTAAGGAAACAAAAATTCCAAAAGGTAAACAAGTAATTTTTGAACTATTAAGCATCGCTGACGACCCTATAAATAAAGGGTTAAAGATTATCCCATTAACACTTATACCACCTAAAGACGTTATTATCTTCGAAGGAGAGATGTACGAGATAGGTTCTGTATTAAGTTTCGGTATAGATGGAACACCGAATTATGAGTTTGACTTAATGTTCTTACCACAATCGGGGGGTAAAATGGTGTTAGAGAGTGGTAATATTAGACATGAAGTAATTTACAAGTTCTTCAAATGGTCAAACTTCAACGCAAGTAATATTCACAGAGACCCATCAAAGCAAGCAATTTTCAGAGAGCTTAACCCAGAGAAAGAAGATGCTGAAAGATTGGAGTCAAAAGAGACTACCATTAAGGTTAAGTCTATGATTCAAAACCTAAATCCGGAAGAGGTTAAAGAGTTAGGCACCGCACTTAATGTAGTTGGCAAAGAGGGGTTATATGACCTTGCTGATACCAAGGCTTCTGCTATCCTAAGTGTTATTGAAACATTAGGAGGAAAGGATGTTTTAAAGATGGTAAACAAGGCTGTTCAAAGAAAGAAATTGATAACTGATTATGTTGCCAAGACCGTATCTTTCAGCAAGAAAGTAATCTTCCTTTACGAAGGAGAAGATTGGGATAGACAAGCCTTAATTGATGAATTAGAGGCTACTGACCCCGACCTTTTGGATGCAATCATAGCAAGTGTAGGATAAAATAATTAAAAGGGGCTACGGTCTCTTTTTTTATTAGAAAAAATTTTGTTATTTTGTAGAAAAAATTATTTGAATGGAGATAGTTTCAATAATAGCAAAAACAAATACAGGAGAGCTTTTTGATTTGCCGATAAGTGAACTGTCTTCTGGCGGTAATTCTAATGTAAAAAAAGGCGTTATTCCTAAAGGTGGAGAAAAAGGATTAGTAGATTCTAATATCCAGGAATTAGAGAATGGACAAGTACAACTTACAAAATACACTACAGATAAATCTTATATAGGGAATCCCGTTGCACTACTCGCTTACGATGGAACAGGAAAGATAGTTTCTTATCCTTTATTCAGTGGCAATAAAACGCCACAAACTACTACACAAGTTCAAGAAGTATCTTTTTCTTTTAAAGGTACACCACAAACCATTTCTTTATTCTCTGATGATGGATTAGAAGACTCTGACATTAGAAGGTTTCCTACTGGCAACTACTCTTTGGGTGGAGATAATCCATTCTTTAAGTTCGAGCTGTATAGGGGGTCATTTAATATAGTTCAGCTAAATGGTTCTGATGGCTTTAGAATGAACGGTAGACTTGTTTTAGCTGTAGATATGGCTACGAACAAGATAACTATTGGTAATGCTACTTACAATGTGGTGCAAATGCACACTGCTACTCTTACGGGAGGTGTTTTGAATGTTGTAAAAGAGGGTAACGCTAGTAATTCTATCAATTGGACAAACTTATTAGGAGCCGTTACAGATTATTTAAAGCCTAGTTCTTTAGGTTTTGAGTTAAAGTCTTCTTTAAATGCCTTTACACTTTCGGCAGATATGCTGAATATGACGGGCAATAGTATAATTGCTACGGATAGAACGGCTTGGATGCTTGCAGGGAATGTGGCAACTGCACAAACTATCTTCGGAACTACTGGCGGTAATTTTGATATTCAAATACTAAGGAACAATTCCCAAGTGGGAATGTGGCGAAGTGGGGGATTGACCGTTCCGAACTTGATTGGTTCAGAATTAACTGCATCGGAACTGATAGCCACAGATTCTAATAAGAAGTTGGTTTCTTTAGCGGTTGCGACTTATCCTTCTTTAACGGAATTAAGTTATGTAAAAGGCGTTACAAGTGCAATTCAAACTCAATTAAACGCTAAATTTACACTCCCTTCATTAACTGCAAATTACGTTACAAAGTCCAACGGAACAACTTTGGCTAATTCGCAGATTTTTGATAATGGCACTAATGTGGGGATTGGTCATGGTTCTCCAAATGCTAAATTTCATATTTTAGGGGGAAGTCAAATAATTGAGCATACAAGTGGTCAGGGATTAACTTTATACAACAATTCTGATGCAAATAGGGCGGGCTATTTTACTGTAACAGGAGATGGCGATTTTAGTAATAGGTTTGTAAATATTGGAAGCACATCTAGTGCTTATGGGTTTAAGTTTTTAAATGCCGTAGGCACTTTTTTGACTATAACATCTACTGGTGCGGTTGGTGTTGGAACTACAGTTCCAAGTGTATTTTTTGATGTAGTTGGAAATACTAGACTTAGAGAAACCGTACAAATGCAACCATCAAAAAGAATTGGTGCTGGATTAGATTTTGGAAATGGGGCTGAAGCAGGAAGTGGTTATTTAGAATTTTATAATTCAGGAACAGGAAACACAAGTTTGGTAAATACCACATCATTTGCATCTATTACTTTACACACCAATAACGTTGAGCGATTTAGAATCACTTCCAATGGCAACGTAGGAATAGGAACAACGTCACCAACAGAAAAACTCCATGTAACAGGCTCAATCTTACAAACGGGCTTTAATACTGGTTTAGCTTATGCAGATGCAACGGGAAAGTTCGTGATAGCAACAGCAACTCATGTTAATACACTATTGGGTGGTAGTTTAACGACCAACTATGTACCTAAGTGGAATGGTAGTGGGTTTACTAATTCGCAGATATTTGATAACGGAACTAATGTGGGGGTGGGTACAAGTTCAGTGCCTACTTATAAATTAAAGGTTGAAACATCAAATTGGGGAGCATTCCAAATAGTTACAACAGGAAGCGATAGAAATTCACCCGCTTTAGGTTTTATTTCGGGTTCTGTGGATTTGGTAATAAGCCCCGATAGTGCAAATAGTAAGTCTTGGGTAGGCAATTACAGTAATCACGCTTTAGCTTTTCACACAAATAATACAGAAAGGGTAAGTATCACTTCTAGTGGCAACGTAGGCATAGGCACAACGTCACCAAATCATCAGTTAGAAATAACTAAAAACTTTAAACTACCGACAACAACTTACAATAGTGGCAACCCTTATGGCATAATTTACAAAGATGGGAATAGGTTTATCCATGACTTCTTTTACGGAAATAATGGAACAGTAACGACTTTGGGAGAGAACACTTTCGTTGGAAAGGGTTCGGGCAACTTCACAATTGGCAGTACGGCAACCTTAAATTATCAAGGGTCTTACAATACTGCGGTGGGGGCGTATTCTCAACAAGTAATGACCACTGGATATTACAACACTTCCATAGGTATTTCAGCACTTCAAAGCAATAGTACGGGTAGCCTTAACACCGCAATGGGTTCACAATCTCTATATTATAACACAACGGGAAGCAACAATACTGCGGTAGGACAAAATTCTCTGTTATTCA